GATTTACCACCCGAAGTTAAACGTGTAGCGAGACGGCAGGTTGTAGGAACTTTCGGTCTAAGCTACGCGCTACTTGGAGCAAAAGGATTACCTTTCTTTGGTGGTATAACTGTCCTTATGGATATGCTCAACTGGGTTTTTGGCGATGATGAAGAGCCTTACGATGCAAGAGTAGAACTCCAAGAAATATTTGGGGACTACTTTTATACCGGCCTTATAGGGTCTGTAGCAAACATAAACATTAGTGAACGCGCAGCTTTAGGTAGAGATATATTTTACCGAGACGACCCCAAAAGTATTGAAGACTATGGGCTTGTCCGTACAATTGTGATGGGGCTAACTGGGCCAATGGGGTCTTATTTTATCGGTGCTGAAAAAGCTATTATGGACGATCTACCTGCAGGTAGATACGCGTTTGCTGCTGAAGGGTTAACACCTACTTTTGTACGCAACGGCATAAAATCTTATCGTTATATGGTTGACGGGGCAAGAAATAGAGATGGTGATCCCATAGACACCGACATCAACGCATGGAACTTAATGACACAAGCAATAGGGTTTACCCCGGCGGACCTTTCAAATACTTACGAACAACGCTCTTCTGCTAAAAACTTTGAAAATAAAGTACTTGCTAGAAAACAAAATATATTAAACAAGTATAAGACCGCGAGAAAGCTAGGCAATAGATCGTTAGAAAGAGAAGCTATAAAAGAAGCTTTAGCTTTTAGAAGGCAGTTCCCTACGCTTATGGATGATACTACTTTAGAGCGTTCGTACAAAGCTAGTGTGCGTATAGACAGCGAAGACACAATAGCAGGTATTACGTTTACTAAAGGTCTACGCTACAGGACAGATGAGTTCTTTGAGTAAGCTATACCCTCCATACCCTAATACCTTGCACTCCATCCTCTATAACTATTTTATGTACCGTTTTATACTTTAAACGTTTTGTTGTTTTATGTATTTTCTCTAGTGCCTTCGGTGGGTCAAGGCACGGTATAAGAAACGAATACCCCGGCTTAAAATTTTTCCAGTTGATCTGGTAACTCACCTTCTCTATCTGCATCTTCAGCACTCTCTTCTACAACGTTTTCCATATCTAAGAAGTCTGGGTGACTTGCGTCAAAAACTAAACACCTTACCGGCAAAGACATCAAGTTGCTCCCCTTCGACAGCCTCTTGTTAGTAGGCTCAAGCATTACGCCTGTAGCTTCTAACGTTTTTAATGTGTCTTTATAATCAATCTGTAAATCTACACAATCAGCCTTAAAAGTTTTAGCCGTTATGTACACTAATTTTGTGTCGGGTTCGTATCGCATTAGTAGTGAGCCTTTAGGCTGCATTTTTGGGTGTGCTCCTGTAGTGTTACGTTTGTCTATACCGTCATCTACTACTAACATGTGGTTGTTGTGCCTGTTAATAAAGTCTCCTATAACAGTACTAGGGCTACTTATAGGCGCTAACGTATCCACTCTCATCTCTTTAAGGCTTTTACAAACTTCGTTAAGTATATTTTTTATATGAAAACCGTGACTAACCCCGTCCTCATCTACATGGGTAAGCAAGCCTAATCTTTGTGCAATAGCTCCACCTGTTATATTCACCGCAACTGCGGCAGACCAATTACGTTCTCGTTGGCTTAGGTTTAGCTTTCGATCAATAATAGCTTGTGTTTTTAGTACTGCTTCTTTTGCTTCTTCTAGGTGACCCAGTAACCACTGCATATAAATTTCACCGGCAATACCATAATTTTCAACCAGTGTATGGTCTAATAAATCTTTACCTTCTTGCGTAGATATAACAGGCTCGGCTAGCGGAGGAACCTTGAACTCTAATAAACGCATCATCTCCCCATCAGCTTTACTCTTTAGCACTGCAAGTTTTTCGTAGAATGACGCGTTAGAACTGGCAATAGATAACGTCCGCCAAGTAATACTATTCTTTCTGAGTTCGTTAGCATTTGCTTTGGCTTTATCTTTCCCTCTCCCTTGTGAGTAAGCGTATAACAGTTTAGATGCGTTTAAGGGAGCCATATTAGTTATCTCGTCCATAGTGTTTACTATGTTATTTAGAAAGCCTACCTTTAGTATTTTACCAACTTCTGTATCTTCAGGAGTCCCAAGAAGCATCTCAGGATCGCCAAAAATACTGTTAGCCATACGTAATATAGTGGTTTTGCCTGTACCAGAATCTGGGTGAATGAAGTTTATTAACGCTCCTTTTTGCCCAGTAAACTTTAGTAAGGGTGCGCCGAAACCGGACAATGCACCAAATGCCTGTATCTCTAAGCCTTTCCTTCCGTACAACGAAAAGACTTCTTTCCATTTTTCTAGTGTACCTCTAGGTCTAAAATACTCTACCATACTAGCTATAGAGCTAGCCGGGGGACTATGGTAAACACCTGTAGCCGTAATCTCTCTGTCCCCAACAATAAATTTACTGTCGTTATCTGCCCAACCGAACTGTTCTCTCATAATGTTTGCCTTGGCCTGCCATTGAAGTTCTTTAATAAAAGTTGATAGGTAGTTTTGTATAAGTTTTTGACGGGGTAAGTCTGCTATAACTCCATGTTTAGCTAGCTCTTTACGTAACTCAGTTAGGTCCGTAACCTGTACGTTGGTCATCACAAATTCTTTTATACCGTCCTTGGGTAAGTGATGTTTGATTATGGCGACAAACCCTTGTAACGGGTCTTCCATTAGTTTAACTACGTACAAAAAATTCTCGTAAACTAATTTAGGTTTGCTATCCTCGTCTCCATCGCCCTCCGCTTCTTTATAGATGCCCCCTTCAGCGCCTCTAAAGTACCCTTGAGGTAGCTTCGGTATTTCAATCTCTTCTAAAATTTCATTTTCTACCTCGACGAAAACTTTACTCGTATCAGCCTTAACTATTACACGGCCTAGAGATATGGGGCTTCTAATCTTTTCCGAATGTACGCACCCTTCGCACCCGCCGGGGTTATTTATTTCAAATTCTTTGCACGTATGCGGACCTTTGATTCCTTCTACTTTCTTTTCTACTAGTTCATAGTCGTAATCTGGGTGGCCCTCAGAAAGTTTATGTATTGCTGTGTCCCTGTCAGAACAAAACTGCGCTACTGATAAAGCGTCAAACCACCGTGGTTCAACAAGAGTAGCCCTGTTCATATAGCAATCTGCGAGTTGACCGCAACCTTCTCCTTTAAGGCTTCTGCGCATAATCTTAGAGAACAGAGAGTCATTGTTCTGCATAAGGGACTTACTAAGCGCAGACATCTCGTGCTTAGCCTTTACTACTTGGCCTTCCTCAACTCCAACTATGCCTCGTATTTCCTTAAACGGTATTGGGTCAACAACACTTATAAGTTTGACGGGTTTTTCTTTTTCATCAGAAGCATCGCCTTTAAAGTTAAAAGAGTTGAGTGGGCGTAATACCCTAGCGCATTCAAACACTTTGGTGTCTATGTAGAAGTTGTTATCTATACAAAGCTGCCTAAGCTTTTTAGCTACAGGAACCCATTCATCCCTAGGAACATCTTCGGCTAGGGGCCAATAGGCATGTAGTCCATTGCCTGAATTTACTAACATGGGTTTTGGTAGCTTGACGGTAGAGCAGAAACTAACTAAAGCCTTTAGTCCCTCAGCTTGGGTTTCATACCCGCCGGGCCTACCAGTTTTATCGTCTGCTATAGATTTATTTGGCCCGCAATCTATGTCAAGCCAGTACGACTTTAACGATTCAACGTTATCTTGGGTACGGTTCTTGCCGGTTTTAAACTTTGCTAAGGTAAAAAATACACACCACCTGTCAGCTACATATTTTTCTATCTCTGCGTCTAACTCCTCTCTGGTTTCCACCATAGATTGGCGCGTTGTAGTTTTACCTTTAACCGCAAGAAAACCATACCACCCACCCGCAGGGCGAACTAGGGCTATGAGGTCTGTGTTCTCCATTAAATTATTGCTCCAACTTAGCTATTATTTTTTGTATTTCTTCAGCTGCTGAAGGTTTAGGAATAGAAATACCCACAAACCAGTTATATACCGCTTGGCGACTAACGTTAAGTTTTTGTGCTACTTCGGTAACGGGCACATCGTTTTTAATGCACACCGCTCCGAAGTAAACGCCAAGAAGGTTTTTATCGGCAGCCTTATTTAGTTCTACAAATTTTAGGCTATATCCGTAACTCATTAGGCTTATTCGCTCCCCCACTCGTCAATAATAGAAGAAAGGTCTTCTCCGCTAGCTTGAGGTTCTTCTTTCTTTTTCTTGCGTTTTACTGGTTCCGCAGCCGGTTCTTCGTCGGCAAACGGATCAGGCTCAGGTGCACTCTGGATAGGTACAACATTTGACTCGAAACCATCGTTAGTATCTTCAGCAGTGAAAGGGCTATCGGAAGAGTTGCCCGCAACAAAGCCATCTTCTTCTGCTTCAAAAGGAGACTCTCGTGATACCTTCGGGGCTAACTTTTTGACCATTACTGCTTTAAGTCTTAGCGATATGCCGCCGGGACTATTTTGAGTCTTCTTGTAAGGCACGAACTCAACTTGTATATGCACTAAACTCTTGTGCGTCAGTTCAAAATCCTTATCAAGTTTGTTGTTTTTTATATCGTATTGGTCAGGGACATCAGTTGGTCCACTTTCGTATGCGGCTTTTATCCTAGAAGTACCTTTATAAGTTCCTCCGTCTTGCTTTTTAAACGTCATTTTTAGGTCGTCATATTTAGCATATGCTTTATCCGTCTTACGTTTCTCGTCCCAAGCTGTTTTCATTAGGCCATATAGTTCTTTAGCTTGGTCTAGGTCCATTATAAAACCTAGTTCATAGGAAGCTCCGGGCGCATCTGAAGCGCAGGGTACACTGCGATTTTGCTCATCGCTCCACTTGTATGGTTGGTTTATGCGAGGCCAATCTGCAATTACATTCTTTATTACGTACGTCATATATTGCTCCTTAAAAGGGTTAAGTTCTGCAGCTTCGTTAAGCTGTTGTATGTTTGTAAGTTCTTCCTGTGTAAGAGGTCGAACGGGTTTGAAATATATCCTAGAAAGGTTTTCTACCTGTGAAAGATATATCTCTGTCAAAACAGTATGTAGCTGTTCTTTGTTGCTCTTAAGGTAATCCCTGTATTGGTACAGGGTCATCTTGTTAATTGACTTAGCAAACAAACTAGCTCCGCCAATACGCAAACTACATGCTGTTAATGAGTTCTCTTGTACTAAACTAATAGTTGTATAAAATTTACAGGGCTTACTTTTATACCCGGTTGCACCTTTGATGTTCTGCACACAATCAATACATCGGGCAGACTCTCTGTCTTCAAGCGGCACACTGGAGTCAGGGGTGTTGGAGTCCGAAGACCAGCACTTAAGCTTGCCTGAGTGGTCGTAGTAGTTCCTAGACAATAAACCTTCGTCCGTTATTACTGCTTCGACTGAGGTTCTAAGCTCACCTGTACTGGGGTCTATAAAGTGCCCGTCATCGGTCCGTAGCCTGTTCACTTTTTAGAAGGTTTGCGTACTGAAATTACGTACTTAGTATTAGCTTGCAAACCTTGGGGCAGTACATCGGGATTATCCACTAAGAATTCTTTCATGTTGCTGTTGTGAATCCTTTTCTCAAGCAAATGTAAAGCTTCATGTTCATTGATAAACTTATAAAAAGATTCCCAATCGCTAGTCCAGTAGTTGGACAAAACTCTACGGCTAATAGTTCCTTCTTGCGTCTTTAAGCTGTCTACATTTTGCTCTGAGCATAGCTCTAGCATCTTGTCTGAAATCTTAGTTTGTATCTCCTTAAGTTTTTTAATCTCGTCTTCTTTCTCTTTGATGGTGTGCCTCAGTTTCATATAATCAGAGGCCATTTTATCTGCAGTTATTTTAGTCACGTTCGCACCTATTTATTTAAGGGGGTAATGAGGATAACACCTCGGTAGACAATGTCAACAGTTATTCTATTTCTTTTCGGTAAAGGTCTACGATTTTATTGTGGTTTAGTACGTTTGTTTTTAGCATCCCATATAACTTGGCTTCTACTTCGCTACCCTGTATGTGCACGATAGTCATGCTGTGTTTCTGTCCGGGCCTGTCTATACGTGCGTTTGCTTGTAGATAAGTCTCTACGCTGGTGACTGGGGCGTACCAAATTATTGTGTCTGCTGCTGTTAGAGTAAGCCCATGAGATGCGGCTTGAGGCTGTATGATAAGCACCTGTGGATCTGGTTTAGTTTGAAAGTCGTCAAATATCTTACTTCTGTTGTTAAGCGAAACTTTTCCAGATATTATTTTTGCCGGTACTTTATTCTTGTCTAAAAAATCTTTTAGTAGTTCTATAGTATGAGTAAAAGGCACGAACACTAATACTTTGTGCGGTGCTTCATTAATAACTTCAAGCACTACATTGAGTCGATTCTTCACATCAAACTGAACTACTTCTTGGTCGTCTGTATAGACCGCGCCACCCGATATTTGTAGGAGTTTATTAAGGTTAGTAGCAGCATTTACAGAAGTCACTCGCTCTCCTGCTGCTTGCATAGTCATTCGCTGCTTCAGTAGTTTGTAGTACTTTTCTTGTTGAGGTGTAAGAGGGGCTTCACGCTCTACTGAAACCACATCTGGTAAGTCTAGGCACTGATCTTTTTCAAACCGTATAGCAGGCTGTAAGACATTATGAACTACTTTATCCGCGCCGGGTTTAGGTCTCCATATGTGCTGAGCCACCTTATACATGACGGTATCTCTGTAAGGGGTGTAGTACTTAGGCACTCTATGTGGGCTAACTAACTTAGCTAAGCCATAAGCATCTAATGGTGACTGAGCGGCAGGTGTGCCGGTTAACATCCACAACCTATCTATTTTCTTGCATAGATCGCGCATTATCTTCCAACGATTAGTCTGTGAATTTTTATACGCGTTAGCTTCGTCTGCTACTATAAGGTCAAAGTTCCCCTCTAGTATTGCGTCTTTTACTACACCAACTCCATCAAAGTTAATGATTACAAACTCCGAACCTGCGTTTATTATTTTAGTACGTTGGTTGGATGTACCGTAAGCAACTGAACAGCTACGGTGCATAGCAAACTTAAACAAGTCTTCTTGCCAAGCAGATTTCATAATAGATAAAGGGCAAACAACTAAGACTCTTTTTATTAGCCCCAGTTTCATTAAGTAGTCCGCAGCCCATATAACAGACGCAGTTTTTCCTGTACCGGCTTCGTTAAAACAAAAAGCTTTTTTGTACAGGCTAAGAAAGAATGCGGTTTCTTTTTGGTGATCGAACGGGGTAAGTTTGCCAGTCCACTGGTAGTCCCTGCTCATAGGAGAAGGTACATCTTTTGCCCCTATCTCAGCCAAAGCGGAAGCCGTTTCAAAGTCCCACTTAACTGCAACTTTATACATCCCATCTTCTTCGCTTAAGACTTTACATCTTTCGATAGCCTCAGTGACTAGATGCGG